ATTTTGACGGCACCTGCAACCCGGATAACCCCCAGCACTGGTTCAAGAAATTCCTCGACTCGGACGCCGACATCTATTGTCAGGCCTACACCATCGACGACAACCCCACCCTGCCGCCGGAGTTCGTGGCCCAGCTGAAAAAGGAGTACACCGGCACGGTGTACTACAACCGGTTCATTCTGGGGCAGTGGGCTGCGGCGGGCGGCATCATCTACCAGCCCTTCGCCGACAGCCTTGCCGAGGGCGGCGACCGCCGGTTCCTCTGGCCTGCCGGGACGCCCTGCAAACCGTGGCGCGTCCACATCGGGGTGGACTTCGGCGGCAACGGTTCCCAGCACGCCTTTGTGGCAACGGGCATTTTGCCGTACTATTCCGGCGTCGTGGGGCTGGCATCCCAGCGGGTGGACCCCCGCAACCAGGATGCCGACTACCTGGCCAACCAATTGCTCACCTTCTGCCTGGCCGTGTTCGCACGGTACGGCGAGATCCATTACATGTTCTGTGACAGCGCCGAGCAGACGCTGATCAACCACATCCGCACCCGGCTGCGGGCCTCTAAACTGTACTGGCTGGCCGACCGGGTGAATAACTCCGCAAAAATTCAGATTATCGACCGCATCCGCCTGACGTCCATTCTCATGGGCGGCGGGCGCTTTTGGTATATGCCGGAGGCCGCCACCCTGCGGGACGCCCTTGCAAGCGCCCTGTGGAGCCAGAAGCGCCCCGGCGTGGACGAGCGTCTGGACGACGGCACCACCGACATTGACACCCTCGACGCCTTTGAGTACACCATTGAGCGTGATTACAGGAGACTGACTGCAAGATGAACGTTTCGGCCTTTATCGAACACCTGAACAAAACCAGAAATCTGCAGCTGGATGCAGACTACTACGGCAACATTGAAGTCTGGCGGCAATGGTGGAAGGGCGATGTTCCCGACATCCACGACCAGAAGGAGGACGCCCCGGACGGCAGCGTCATTTCCCGGCGTCTGGCTTCCCTGCGGATGCCGAAACATGTCTGCGAGGACTGGGCAAACCTGCTGCTCAACGACAAGACCACCTTCCAGATCGGCGACGCAAAGAGTGCCGCCTACCTGCTGGGCAGTGATGAGCAGCAGACCGGCGGCCTTTTGCGGCAGCTGCATTTCTGGGAGAATGCCAACAAGCTGGTGGAGCAGGCCTACTGGTCCGGCACCGGTGCTTTTGTGCTGAGTGTGGAAGGCCTGACGGTGGATGCCGCCGGGAACGCCCTGCCCTCGCCGCAGGGGCGCATTCAGCTGGACTATGACCCCGCCTGCTGCATCCTGCCCATCAGCGTGGAGCGGGGCGTGGTGACCGAGGCCGCCTTTGTGTCTGAGTGCGTGATGGGCGGTAAGCCCGCCGTCTATCTGCAGACCCATACCTGCAAGGGCGGCGAACGGACCATCACGAATGAATGGTTCGAGGTGATGGACGATGTTTCCGGCACGCCGAAATTTGCCAAGGCCAAGACCCCGCCGGGCATGGTGGAGCACATCACGGTCACCGGCGCGCCGGCATGGTTCAGCCTGTTCAGCCCGGCTGTCGCCAAAAACATCGACGGCGGCATGGGGCTGGGTATGAGCGTCTTTTCCGAGGCGCTGGACGCAGCCCAGATGGCGGATTACGCCTTTGACAACTACCGGCAGGACCTCCGCCTGGGCGGCAAGAAAATTTTCTATGACCGCTCCATGTGCAAAAAGTGGGTGGACAAGGACGGTGTGGAGCACGCTGTGCCGCCGGATGCCGTTCACCGCCAGATCTTCTACGAGCTGCCCGCACCGGAAGGCAGCATCGACCAGCCGGCCGCATGGCGGGAGTACAACCCCGACCTGCGCACCGAGGACAACCACCGGGCCGTGCAGGACGCTCTGGACATGATGAGCTTCAAGTGCGGGCTTGGCTGCCACCGCTACAGTTTTGAGCTGGGCAAGGTGGCCACCGCCACCGAGTACACCGGCAGCCGACAGGACCTTGTGCAGAACGCCAACAAAAACCAGATCCCCATTGAGACGGCACTGATCGGCATTCTGCGGGCCATCCTGTGGGCGGCAAAGAACCTGCTGGGTGCAGATGTGGACCCGGACACCAGCATCTCGGTCAACTGGGACGACAGCTACATTGTCAGCGAGCAGGAGCGCACCGCACAGCTGCGGGAGGACGCTCTGGCAGGGCTTGTGCCCCGCTGCCGGTATCTGTCCGCCCGGTATGGCCTGAGCGAGGACGAGGCCCACCAGTGGGCGGCAGAGGCCAAGGCTGACAGCCAGACCGATGAGCAGCTCACCTTCGGAGGTGCCTGATGCTGCCGCCGAGCTACCTCGATGCCATGCCGGATGCCTTTGTGCAGCTGGCGCAGCAGGTCGAGGATGAGATCTTACAGGATGTCGCCCGGCGCATCGGCAAAATGGGTACCCTCACCGAAACGGCCGACTGGCAGTTGTGGCGCTACCAGCAGACCGAGGCGGTGCGGGAGAACGTGGTCAAGCTGCTGGCAAAGTACAGCGGCAAGAGCGAAGCCACCATCCGCAGGCTGCTCAAAGAGGCTGCCACCGAAGCCATGGAGCGGGAAGATGCCATCTATTACCACTACAACCTCGAGCCCACACCCTTTGAAGAGAGCGCGGCCCTGAACAACCTGCTCAACGCCGGTGCCCGGCAGACCTGCGGCACATGGCGGAACCTCACGGCCACAACGGCCAACACCGTCTCCGGGGCCTTTGAGCGCACGCTGGATGTCGCCTGGGGCAAGGTGGCCACAGGTGCCTTTGACTACAAAACCGCCGTCAAGCAGGCTGTGGACAGCCTTGCAGACGAGATGCCGGAGATCACTTACCCCAGCGGCCACACAGATTCGCTGGAAGTTGCGGCCCGCCGGGCGGTGCTGACCGGTGTCAACCAGACCGCAGGCAAGCTGCAGGAAGCCCGCATGGACGAAATGAACGTGGAGTTCGTTGAGACCAGCGCCCACGGTGGTGCCCGCCCCAGTCACGCCGAGTGGCAGGGTCGGCGCTTCCATCGGGGCGGGGCTGTGGACTACCTGGGCAAGCATTACCCGGACTTTGAGCAGGCCACCGGCTACGGAACCGGCGCTGGGCTTTGCGGCTGGAACTGCCGCCACACCTTTTTTGCCGTATTCCCTGAGCTGGGCGACCCGCCCACCTGGACGGAGGAGAGTCTGCAGGAGCTGAACGCCCGGAACATCGAGTACAACGGCAAACTGTACACCCAGTACGAGGTCAACCAGATGCAGCGTGCCCGGGAGCGGAACGTGCGCAAATGGAAGAAGCGGTATCTGGCCGAGAGTGCCGCCGGGTCTGACACCACCGACAGCGCCGTGCGCCTGAAAGCAGCCCGCCAGAGCCTGAGCGAGTTTGCTAAGGCCACCGGCGGGCGGGTGGACAGCGCCCGGACAAGCGTGCATGGGTTTGGGCGGAGCGCCAGCAGTAAGGCAGCGTGGGCTGTCCGACACAACACGTTGACAAACACCGCTGGGCAAACTATCATTAAAGTCAGCAAGAGCAACATTACCGGCCCCCGCAACGGCATCACGCAAAAGACCAATGCAAAGGGCGGCATCGACCGCAATTATTACGGCCCGGATGGTCGTCAGACCAAGCAAATCAGCAACAACGGCCACGGCCATAAGGTCGAAGAAGCCCTCGGAAAACATGGCGAGCACGCCCATGACTATATTTTTGATGCAGAGGGCCATTTGTGTGGTCGTCCATCCCGTGAGTTGACAGATGCTGAGCGAAAGGAGAACAGTGATATTTTATGACGGCGGATTCTTTACAGAAGGAGCTTTCTAAAGGCTGGGCAATGCTCGTCTTTCAGTATCACGGAAAAGAAGGTCATGTAGACCCTTATGACACCCGAGACGAAAATTTCTCTTATCTTCTGTGGTACGATGGAGATGAAAAACTCGTTCACAGCATGGAGGACGTCATGCACACCCCCATTTTCGACGGCCATTCTCTTTCCGAGATCGCTGGTGACATCTCTGAAATCGACTGGTGCTGACAACAACCAAATACCGCGAGCGTCTTTGCCCATCCGGGCAGGGGCGCTTTTTTCATGCCGTTTTAGCTCATGTTGGAAGAGCGCCGGTCTCCAAAACCGGAAGCGGCAGGTTCGATCCCTGCAAACGGTGCCATGTTCCCGACACAAATGTCGGGAGCAGCCATAGCGGCGGGCGGCGCGTACCCCGCCCACAACCGAACACGGACGGAGAACCGTGTCACCAAACCGAGGTTTTCCCCACAGAAAGGAGCTTTTCCACCATGAAACGTGAAGATGTGAAGAACAAGATTCCCGGCATTACCGAGGAACAGCTGAACTGGATCATGCAGGAGAACGGCAACGACGTCAACCGCGAAAAGGCCGCCGCCACTGCCCTGCAGGCCCAGCTGGACAACGCAAACGCCCAGCTCAAGACCGCCCAGGACGGCCTGAAAGCCTTTGAAGGCAAGAAGAAGCCCGAGGAGTACGAGGCCGAGCTGACCAAGCTGCAGGCGGACATGAAGGCCCAGGCGGACGGCTTTGCCTTTGACAGCGCCCTGAACACTGCCATCCTGGGCAAGAAGGGCCGCAGCGTCAAGGCGGTGCGTGCCCTGCTGGATCTGGACGCTCTGAAGGGCTCCAAGGACCGCAGCGCCGACATTGACAAGGCTCTGGACGACGCTGCCAAGGCCAACCCCTGGGCCTTTGGTGAAGACGGTGCCGCCGGCGTGGCCGTGGTCTCTACCGGCGCTGAGCATGGCGCACCGCCCGCCAACGAATCCAATGGTGTGGAAGCCGCCTTTAAGTCCCTGAATCCCGAACTGAACCTGTAAAACGAAAGGAGTTCAACATGGCACATGCAAATCAGGAGCGGTATTCCGCTCTGGTAGACGCAAAGCTGCGGGCCACTCTGGTCACCCGTGACGGTGCGATCTTTAACACCCGCTACGAAGGCAGCCCCAAGGCCGGCAAGGTGAAAATCCCTGTCCGTGATACTGAGGTGGCCGTCAAGGCATACGACAAGGCAAACGGCGTGGATGCCGATGCCGGCACCACCACCTATCTGGATCTGGACATCGACAACGACGAGGCTGTCAATGAGATCATCGACGGCTTTGACGCTGCATCCGTGCCCGACGGCATCACCGCCGAGCGTCTGGACAGCGCCGCCTACTCCATGGCCCTGTCCATCGACAAGAAGTCCATCGAGGCGCTGCAGAGTGCAACCGGTGCTACCATCAGCGCCACCAAGACCGCCTGCACCGCTTCCACCGCCTACAAAGAGGCTCTGGCCGCCAAGCGCACCCTGAGCCGCAACGGCGTGCCCCAGACCGGCCGCTTTATGATCGTCAGCCCTGAGTATCTGGAGATCCTCATGCAGGATGACAAGTTCATCAAGCAGGGTGACCTGTCCCAGCAGCTGGTGCAGACCGGTGCGGTGGGTCAGATCGCCGGCTTTGCGGTGTACGAATCCAACAACATGGACTTCGAGAACACCACCCGTGTCAGCACCAAGAAAACTACCACCGAGTTCATCTGCGGCCACCCCAACTGGTGCCACCGCGTCATGGAGTGGCAGACCCCGGTGCACCTGCAGGATCTGGGCGGCTCCGGCAAGTACATCGGCGCATCCGCTGTGCAGGGGCGCAAGGTGTACGGCATCAAGGTGTCCAAGCCCAAGACCCTGTACATCAAGCGCATCGAGGCGTAAGGAGGGCCCCGCCCATGAACTACTGTACCTATGACGAATACCAGGCGGCGGGCGGCACGGTGAGTGAGCTGGCGTTCGGTGTGCTGTGCAGCCGGGCGTCCCGCCTCATCGACAGCGCTACCTTTGGCAAGGCGGAACCCCATGCCGCCGTGTGCGAGAGCTGCCGCCAGATGCTGGCAGACGCCTGCGCCCAGATCGTGGATCTGCTGGCCGCAAAGCTGGCTGTGGGTGCCGCGCCGGGCGCACAGAGCGTCTCCAACGACGGCTATGCTGTGACCTTTGCGGCCAACACAAGCCTGAGCGCCGCCGTGCGCTTTGATGCCTGGCACGTGCTGCAGAACGCTCTCGGTGCTGACCCCCACGGCCTGCTGTACAGGGGGATCGAATGAGATGACCACGACCGTTACCGCGGTAAACCTTATCCATGACCCCAAGGCCGACACCGACACGCCCAAGTGCTGGGTGTTCCCGGCCTGCAGCTGGCGGGAAAAGCTGGACACCTCCGGCACCGGCACTAGCAAGGACCCCGAGCGCACCATCCAAATCCGCATCCCGGCCAGCGTTTGCACCCTGGGCTACCTGCCCTATGTGCAGTGGGCAGCCCTGCCCGCTGCCGAAAAGGCAAAGCACTGGACGCTCAAGCGGGGCTGGAAGGTGGTGCAGGGCGCGGTGCAGAGCCTGACCGCCGAGGAATACGCCCGGCTGGAAAAGACGCACCCCTGCTGCACGGTGGCGGCAGTCTCGGACAACCGGGAGCCCCTGCTGCCGCACTGGCATGTGGAAGGGAGATGACGGCATGGCCACCATCTGGGACAAGAGCCACGGCGGACGCCTGACCATCACCACGCCCATGGGCACCCTGTTCACGACGAAGCACCGCAATGGCAAGTGCACCGCGCATATCCGCTGGAACAAGGACGTGGGGGCCAACCTGACCCGGGCCATGGTCACGGGCCGGGGCAAGCTCATGCAGCGCATCATCCGGGACACCCACCCGTTCGTGCCCTTTGAGACCGGTATGCTGGACGGTTCCGCAAACATTGCCACCGACTACGAGACCGGCGAGATTATCTGGTCAACACCCTATGCCAGCCGGCAGTACTACCTGCACCCCATGGGCGAGGGCCTGCACGGGGACGGTGGACGGCGCGGCAGTTACTGGGCCGAGCGTTCCAAACTCGCAAATAAAGTCTCGTGGAACCAGTTCTGGAAAGCTGTCATGAAGGAGGAAACCAGATGACCCCTGCCATTCAGGCCATGCGCGACTGGCTGCGCACCTGCCCGCTGGTGGCCTCCGCACAGGAGGACGGCGTGGCGTTCCGGGTGGGCGGCCTGACCGGCGACGCCGAGGAATACACCATCCTGGACATGCCCGGTGATCCGGAGCTCAAGCGCTACTTCAGCGGATCCCTCCGGCTGAAAAACTACGTCTTGGCCTCCCACACTGTCTACACCCCGGACAACATCCCCCAGCAGGCAGCGGCTTCCGGCTTC